ATCTGGGCTAGATCCGGTCATTAATTTACCAACAATTTCTTCGAATACCATATGGTTTGTTCCTTTTTTTATATTAAGATAATCAAACCACGCATCTGCATCTAATAAATCATATCTATATTTTTTTGCTTTTAATTCTTTATATTTTTGATATAAAAATTCGTCATTTATATCTGCCCATCTGTCAACTACGAGTATAGGAAAAAGTGAAGCATAAAAATCATTCATATTACTTTTTTCTACTATCGGTATACAACCAAATGCAATAGATTCCCATACTCTATGTGTATCTTTTCCATTCCCAGGAGGACATAATGAAAATATATGTTCTTGTAATCCATGGCAATATTTTTTAACATCTCCGTATGGTTGTAAAGTAATATTTTTACAATTTTTAATAATTAAATTTTTAATAAAATTTCTTTGTACTGGATTTGTATTACAATTTATATTTACAAATAATAATTTATCTCTATTACATGATATTAAATTATCTGCTACTGTTTTAGCTTTTAATGGAAATAAACACAATCCTATTGGCATTGGTTTCATAAATTCACTACATATTTCTACATTTTGTCCATACCATCTACTTATATTACTAGGACATGGTATAATCGCATATTGAGGTCGTATTGGTTGTCCTATTATTGTACCATTTGGATTTATTGAATGATCATCGCATCCAGATATTAATGTTATATTTTTAATATTTGTTGTTTGTAAATAATTAAATAAATGATTTAAAAATCCACTCCAACAATATACAACAGAATTATCTGTGATATCAGAAAGTTTATTATTTTTATAATCATATTCTTTAAATCCCTGATTAAAAACATAATCAGATCTTGCAATATAGGTAGAAATTCCAATATAATTTTTTGGTATAATTACATTCATAATTTATTATTTTCATAATTTATTTCATTAAAAGGTTGATTAAAAACATAATCGCATCTAGAAATATAATTATGTATTGATACATAATTTTCAGGTATATATTTTATCATTTTTTATATTTTTCTTATAAGTTTCAAAAATTATTTCTTGTTCATTTTTATATTCAGGATAATCAGCATAATCTTGCCAGGGATCAATTGCGAATAATTTACTATTAATATGTTTTGCGTATGATTCTGCTACAGATAATAAATTTGCACCATAAAAAGCACCTATTTCAAGATAATTTATTGGTTTATCAGAAAAATATTGAAGTGGCATGAAAGTATCCCAATTATCTGCCAATCTATATTTTGTTCCTATAAAATTTTCCATATTACTCCTATTATTATTAAATATTTATTATTCTTTTAAATATATTTTCACAGTATTTTTTTGCTTCTTCAAAATTTTTATTAATTTTATCTAAATTTATATTATACCATTCTTCAGTATAATCATGATCTAATACTCTTTGAAAATCAATCCAATAACTTGTATCAAAAAAATCAGAAATATTCGGGCATCCCCAATATACAGGTATTGTTTTTGTGATTAAACAATCTATTAATTTTTCTGAAACATAATTTTGTTCGCTTGTACTTTCAATGGCAATCGAATACATACTTTTAAACAAATGTATTTTATTGTCTTCTGGTAATTGTTGAAAGTGTGGTATAGGAAATCGTGTAGAACTATAAAAATTTTTATTTATTTTAATTTTATGTTGATTTGCAAATACTACATGCCTGACATTATATCCTGGTTTACCAGCTAAAGATCCACATATCATAGAAATAGAAAATTCTTTATTAATATTTCCTAAATCATCACTATATTTTCCAAGAGAATCTGGATGATGATTTGATTTATTCAGCCAGGTTGTACCATAAAGCATAAATTTTGCGTTTGGACAATGTTCCAATATAGCAGGATTTGATGTGATAATCTTATCATATGCTTTATGATGTTTAATTATATTATTTGTAGGCTCAACCCATCTAGATGTTTTTGGTTCATTAACATGACAAAAAATCTTATATACGTTCTCATTTAAAAAATTTGGCGTATCTCCAGGATATTGATTTTTTCCAAATCTTGTAAAATGTATTTCAGTCTCCCGTGAGACTTCTGGAATTTCTTTCTCAGAAATCATATAATCAGCGTTTAATATTATTGGTTTCACTGATTCACCAAAAATTTATTTCCAGGACTTTGGAATTTAATATTATGTTCATTGAATCCCATATTCCTCAGCACTTGCTCTTTTGAGTCTCCGTCAGCAAGTCCCATAGTAATCATAGGCTCTCCACCATGTACAGGAATACCAGGCCAAATACAGTAAGCATTTCCTAAGAATGCCATACGAACTCCTGTATTTTCTTGTATCATCTTCATAAAGATCTTTAGCAACACTTCATGATCGAATGCTACATTTGCTTGTTTTTCTAAAGTTTCACTTGCTTCAATCCATGCATAGATAAATTCATATGCTTTCGGAGTCTGATTCAGATAAATTGGTGATGCCTTTGGCATACCAATACTCTGATCTTCTTGTGTTGGTACTTTAGGAAAGGCCATAGCCAAATCAACCTTATCCGAAAACTCATCAAATACATCAAGTTTCTTATGAACCAATGAATCAACATCCAACCAAACTAATGGTGTACGTATTTCATTCATCATTTCAAGAATAAATCTTGGCTTCGATAAGCAGTTTGAACGATATGAGCCTTTAGATGGTTTATGGCGTATAATATTAGGAACGCCAAGATCATCAAGATTTTTCTTCAATCTTGAAGCATGATCGCTGTAATAGGAACGACCATCCACATCAGCATAAAAAGAAATCACAGGTGTCTTCATGGTCTAGTATTTATAATTGTTTTATCATGTGGTAGAGAACGTCATCAGCATTCTCTAATTTATTCACACGATCAAAGTTATGCTTTACGGCGTCTATTTTACTATAATAAAGTTCTTCAGTTAGTTGTGATGGATCAAATGAAGAATTTAAAGTAATTATACCACTTGAATCAAAATAATTACCAATATCGCTTGTTCCCCAATAAACTGGTATTGTTCCTGTTGCAAAACAATCAGTTAATTTTTCTGTAAAGTATGTTGAATATTTGTCATTCTCTATAACTATAGAAAACATATATGGATTTAATGCTATACTCTTATCACCCCATGGACGTTTCTCATATCCAAATCTAGGTGAACCTAGTACACCACCATACAAATCTACCTTGTCTTTCCAGTTTTCAGCCAAAGTATGACGAATCTGATGTCCAATAGTAGATTTTTTAGGGGATGCTATAAGAGAGACTAATTTATCCTTTTTGAAGATTTGTTTATCTTCTATCCAAGGTAAGTTACTTCCAGCAAATGAGAAATGAAATTTCTTATTTTTCTTACAATATTCTTTATCTGAGAAATAAATTGCGTCATATGAATCACATATTTTATTTAAATTATTTTCAAATATCTGTTTTGGAAATAGATGTTCAAAAAATATAGCCCTTGATTCGCAAATCCACGCAATCTTTTTTTCTCCTGGTTTTTTTAAATAACCAACGCCATGAGAAATAGCCGCATCAATAAACACTTTAATTGGAGCATTTTCATTTGTCCAAGAAAAAAGTTTAGGTTTAATATCAGAACATGAAGATTGACTTACATTAAATGGAGCACCAATGGCTTGCATCAAATCCATAATAAAAAGAACTCACTTTCCTATATGGTATTTAGGTATGAGTTGCCAGTTGCTTTTGTCTTTATGAGAAACAATCTTAATACGCGCCAAAGATAATTGTGGTTCCTTATACTCTTCAGGATCTACTGCATCACAAAGACCCCATTCAACCAATAATTTGACTATCGTGTTTCTGCGTCCAATATCATCATCTGAAATATCACTTTCCAGATTATCTAATATAAACATTTCCTTGAAATGCATAATTGCATAACGGCCACGTTTATGCAAAATGTGGCAGGATTGAAAAAGTTTATTTTCTTTCTTTGAGGATACACCTATTCTTGTTAGGGTTTCCTTGATTTTTAAAAAGTCTTCCTTTGATTTCAAGGTCACTTCTACACCTAGTCCATCAAATATATCATCATTATTTTCTTCCATTAATACTCCAAAATATTAAATATTTATATTATTTAATATTTCCGCCAGTATTTAATGTAACCTTTAGTTCTTTAATTTGCTCTTTTGAGAGTATTTTGGAGACTTCTACGGCTTTTTTATCCGAATATCCATAATATTGTTTTATAATTGAAATATCATCGGAATCGGTAGTTTTTTCCTTATGCCATTTACTAAATCGCTTCTTTTTCGCAATATTCATCAGATAATAATCATATTGCATTTTTTTACTCAGATTATTATAAAAATTCATCATATTTGCTTCAAATAAGGTATCTGCAAAATATGACAAAGATTTATTTATCATAAAAGGAACATAGATCCGTTCGCATCCCGGATCTAAATTCATAAGATTCTTTTTATTATCGTTGATACTATTCAGAAATTCAAAGACATCCATTAGATAAACTCACAGGTCATCATTAGTTCTACCAAACATGCCACCATATTAATTTCCTGATCGCTTACAAATGCAGCCTTATATTGGTACTCTCCTAGAACGATAATGGCTCCAGGAATGCTTGAGGGGCTTAAATACGTGTTTAAATTATCATAAATCTTCCTGAAGATATCAGTTTCAGAAAGATGTACATTAGATGCTACCCATTTTCGCACATTTGCAAAATCTTTATTTCTCATTGATACAATAAGATTCTTAATCTCATTATCAGCAATATTAATAAGAATTCCCTCATCAATTTTACCAGATACGGAATATCGTTGAAGTTCGTTAAGAATTCTACGAAAATCTGGATAATGCTTCATGATAAGTTTTGCTACAGCCTTCTTATCAAAGGCAATGGATTGATTCTTGAGAATATACTCACATCGTTCAAGAATACCACCACAAATAGCGGGTCTTTCATCATTTGAAATTGTAAAATCAATACAGGTACAGCGAGAATGAATTGGTTCAATAATTCGTGACTTATAATTGCAAGTAAGTATAAAACGACAATTACTTGAAAACTCTTCGATGGCCCCACGGAGTGCAGGTTGAATACTCTGAGCATTTGAATAATCAAACTCATCTAGAATTACAACCTTCTTGGAATTTTCTGAAAAAGATACTGTGCTTGCAAACTGCCGAATTTTTGTTCGCAATGTATCAATATTTCCATCTTCAGAGCAATTGATCAAAATCCAGTCTGCATTAAGTTCATTGCATAGAGCCTTTGCAACTGTTGTTTTTCCGGTTCCTGCTGTTCCTGAAAATAATAGATTTTGTGGTTCTCCTTTAGCAACCATGTCCTTGAAGGTCTTCTTCAAGGACAATGGGAGAATACACTCATCAATGATTTGTGGTCGATATTTTTCGACCCAAAGAAATTCGTTGGTGTTCATATTAAGCAGTATAACGTGAGTTAGGTTCCATTGCAAACCAATAAGTTAGATTCAGATTCTCATTATCAAATTGGGCAGCAACATTCTTTGCAAATGAAAGTTCATAATCACCCGCAAGAAGTCGAATATTTTCCATCTTAAAATTTAATTCAAATTCAGCACCATCTGCATTTCCTTCAAGTTCTACCTTATAACTATTGCTAGTTGGATCTTTGAGATCGCAGATAATTGCATAAATGATTGTTCCATCACTTTGGAACGAGAGATCAGGAAGTTGAAGAACAGACGAAATTCGTTGAAGTTCATTAAACATACCTTCACTAATTCGTGTACGAACAGTAGCGGGTGGCATATTTACTGACTTGGTAGGATACGTCAAAAGCCTTGGTTCAGAATAAAAATAATTTACTACTGAATTATTTGGTCCGATAATACGAACACTCTTTTCCCCAAATTCAAATTGAGGATTACTGAATAGGCTAATCACACCCAGAAATTTGTTCAAATCCCAGATGCCAAATTCAACATCAAATGTCTCTTCGATGACTGCTTCACCCATTCCACTCTTTGATGGTGTAATTGTTTTGATTACATTCCCAGACTTAACAAGAATATTTGAATTCATGTTAGCGAAATTCTTAAGAATAGAAAGTGTTGTTTTGCTGATTGTAATTGCTGTAGTTGTCATATGTTTCCATTATATAAGATTTATTCAAACTCGTCAAGATCATCTTCATCAAGATGTTCATAATCTCCATCAACGTAACTTCGAAGTTTATTTTTGAAATCATTACGTTCTGAAGCACGTTCTTTATCTTTTACCCTACGATCAATGTTTTTGGTAGTTTGTTTATGAACACCCTTACCATCTCTATCTCTATTTTTTGACATGTTTACTCCTAAAACTCAACCCAATGATAACCATTGTTATCTCTTATTCTGGTATATACGATACCAGTTGTGATATCTAACCACCTATCTCCTTCATTTGAATCTTGTGGTTCTATATCTGTTCTAAAAAATTTACTTTCTTCTTCAAATATTTTCCAATATTTGATATCAGTCCCAGGTATTATATCCCTAAATGAAGTAACTGCAATATATTTCTTACCATTATATTCTACAACATCACCGGTAAAATAATTATTAATACGACCGTTGGGATCATATTTTTTATATTTACCTCTAAAATTAATATTTTCTGGAATAAATTCGGAAGCCATTAGATCATCTTGCTAAAATTATTTTTCTTTTCGAAACTTATAACATTATTGAACTTATCTACGATCTGATCTGCTTTGTGACTAATCACAAAAACATTTGAATTTACACCTAAAGTATTTAGTAATTTCATCACTTCATCCGTTCCTACAGAATCTAGTGATGAGTCAAATACTTCATCAAGAATCAATAAATTGCAATTTACGCTATTCTTAAGTTTTGCGATATCTCTCCATGATAATAGAAGAGATAAATCAATTCTCATCTTTTCACCTTCACTAAAATTCATATAGGAAAATTCATCTCTATTTCTACTTTTGATGGTTTCTTGAAAATTTTCATCAAGGTAAAAATGAATAAAGAAATCCATAGCCTTCAGATACTTATTAATATTTTTATTCATAGATGGAAGATAATGCTTTATAATTTTAGCCTTTACTCCACTATCTTTTAAAATGTCTGATATCTGTTCCAGTTGAATATATTCTTCTTTTTTTGATTCTTTTTCTTCTTCTAAAACCTTTAGAGTTATTTGAAAATCATTTAGATTAGACTTCTCGGATTCTATGTCTATTTGATCATTTGCAGTCTTTTTTAATTTTAATTTTGAATGATCAATGGACATATTAATTATCGTAATCTGATTCTTAATATCTTTAATCTTACCATCCAAAATATTATTACTCTTCAATTTATTTTTAATCTGATCTATAGAATTCGTTAAGGATCCTATTTCTTTTTCGAATGTTTCATTCGCTTCTTGGAACTGTTCAATATTTTTCTGGATTTCTTCGATATTTTTTTCTTTGGTTTCTTGTGTGATTTTACTTTTACACTTTGAACAATTTTCTTCTTTTTCATAAAAATCTTTTTCCTCTACAGCATTTGATAACTTTAATCCAATCTGTGCAGTAAATTTTTGAAATTTAATTAGTTCTTTCTCAGATATAGATAAATCACTTTCAGAAACTGATTGTTTATTATTTTCTAAATCTTCAATCTGTGAATTTAATTCACGTACTAATTTTTCATTTTGATTTATAGTATCATTAAGTTCAATAATTTCTTCATCAGACAATCCAATAGTTTTATTAATTATCTTTTTTTGATATTCTATTTTTTGTTTTTGATTTTCAATTTTATGAGTAATATCTCGTAAATTTTCTTTACTCAATAAAATCTTACCCTTCAACAATGTATTCATATTAGTGAATATATTAATATCAAGAATATTTTCAATAACTGCTCTTCTGTCAGCTGCACTTAATTGCATAAATGGAACAAATGACGAACTACCAAGTATTACTACTTGAGTAAATGTCTTATAATTCATTTTTATAATTTGTTGCTCCAGAACATCCTGATAATCTGATGTTTTAGCATCTTGATTTATTAGTTTATTATTCTTTATAATTTCAAATAATTTTGGGCCTAATCCACGACGAATCACATATTCATCATTGCCAATAGTAAAATACAATTCAACCAAACAATCTTTTGTATTAATAGAATTTTGCAATTGAGGAATATTAATTTTACGAAATGGCTTTCCAAACAATGCAAATGTAATTGAATCAAGAAGTGCAAAAGACTTTCCACTTCCGTTTTTACCACACACTAAGGTTGTTGGAGATTTTATTAGATCAATTTCAGTAAATTTATTACCAAATGATCCAAAATTTTTAAACTTTACTTTCTTGAATATTATCATTATCTAATATCTTTTCTGGAACAATCATTGAACGAAATACTGGTTTAATATCTTCTTCCTTAGTAAATAAAAATTCATCTGCGGGTATCTCTTTCATAGACTCATACTCTCCATATAAAGTTCTTTTACAAGCATTTTAATTCTATCTTTATATAATATATTCTCATTTAAATCAATTTCTGATGCAATGATACTTATAGTATCTTGAGTAATATCTACTTCATTTTCTTCCATAGAATTACTTTCAAAATCTTCAATAACAGTTAATTCTTGTAATTCACATGAATTTAAAATATCAATATATGAATCAAATAATTTTGGTTTTTTCTTATTTATAATAATAAGTTTTACATGAGTATTTTTCAAAGCATTTAAATCTGCTTTTTCAAAACCATTTACATCATCATATTTAATAATATGAAATACTTTTCTAGTATTTTCAATAAATTCTAATTCTCTAGTATCAGTATCTAATATAGTAAATCCTTTTTTAGAATTTACATCACCAAAATTTAACTCATATTGAGTTCCTAAGTAGTAAATATTAGCTTTTGATTGTCTCAAATGAAAATGACCAGATAAAACTTTATCAAATTTACTAAACATTTCGGAATCAGATCCAGATGAATGTCTAATATTTGTTACTACTTCGAATCCATTGATTTCGAAATGCCCAATAAGAATAGAAGAAGATGTACTCTGAATAAAATCCAAGCTTTCATTTTCGTTATCATGTGTTATCCACGGCACTATGCCAATTTTTAAAGTATCAAACTGAAGTTCTCTAGGCTTATCATATAATAATATATTATTTGAATCACAAAATAATTCATTTATAGAATTAATATTATTTGTGTTCTTATAAAAAGTATCATGATTACCTAACGTAATATGCAATTTAATTTCATTATTAGAAAAAAATCTTATAAATCTTTCACGAACTTGATGTAAAGTATTAAAATTCACATACTTACGTCGATCCATCAAATCACCCATATGAATAACATTTTTAATATTATTTTTAAGTAAATATGGAAAGAATTGTTCTTCAAAGAATTTAAGAGATTCTTCTAAAAAGAACTGTGAGTCGTTCTTATGACCAAAATGAGTATCTGATATAATTGCTAATTTCACTTTTTTTTACGTATTCTCTTTTTAGATTGAGTTTCTTTTTCTAATTTTTCTATATCATTTTCAGATAGATAAAAGTTTTTCTGAAGAAATTCAGCAAAGGTAGCCGATTCATTGTGTTCTCGTAGCCACTCTGAGAATTTAGCATCAATATTATGCATCTCCAAACATTTAAATTTAATATATGCTTGCTTCTTTTCTTTCTCTATTCGTCGTAAAAATGCAAAATAAATTATTTGTGTAAAGTAAGAGAATGGATTCTTAGATTTAGTATCATCAAAATTATGAGCATATTGCAAACAATTCTCTACCCCATCACTGATCATATCCTCCCGAAAAGGATAATTAATAAAATTGGGTCTTTGTGATAAATGTTCTGCAATCTTCATAAAGCATTCACCAATAAAGTTTGTAACTGGTGGAATAGGTTGCTTTTTCTTTAATGCTTTGTTTACTACCTTTTTCCAAGAATTCATTTCTTTAAGAAATTCTTCATTATTTACATAATGTTTTAATTTTTTATCTGATTTTATATTTTCCATATCATTATTATACACCATAATTTGCATTCTTTCAATACTATTTCAATAAAAATGTCAAGATTGCTCTTGACAAGTTTCTATAGAATAATTATAATTACTCTGTCTGGTATAAGGAAGATTAGGTTTCTTTAAGAACTTAGAGATAATCATTTGACTTTGGATCTGGATTCCAATCACTGAATCTATTACCGAAATCTTTATTACTCTTCTCATCACCAGTAAATTTAGCCTTCTTTTTAACTTCATCAATCATGACTTGAAGCATCTCTGGTTCAAGTATACCAGCAGAAATAAGATTCATAATAGCTTCAGGTGGTATTACCATATTTAGGTAAATCATAGGACGTTCCTGAAGTTCCTTTGGAATCATATTCATAAAATCATCAGATTTACGCTTACGACGCTTCTTGCGTCGTTTTTTACTTCTTTCATACTCTTCATATGGAGTTTCATCTTCATATGGCATTTCTTCTTCATATTTTGCAGAATTGATCATCTGATCAACAATTGTATCAACATCTTTCATGAACTCTTCTAATTCTTTTTTATCAAGTTCATTCTGCATCTTTATTTCGTTTTCATTCTTCTCTTTTTCTAAATTATAATGCTGTATGCAATTTTTACTTGCATCTGCTATGACTACGACTCTATCTTTATTTAATTCAATGCTTTTTATATCACTATGATTTAGCCAATCTTTCATAAATGTTACATCAACTGTATTTCCATTTTGATCAGTCATAGTAGAAGTCAAAAAAACCATTGGATTAGTAACTATATATTTGTCGGAGTCTTCATGAACATCAGCAATTATCTCTTCACCATTGTTAAGTTTGATTATTTTGCAATTCATTGTTCCTCCTATAATCGAATATTTTTGATACTATAAGTAAACTTCTCTTTAGTATATAGTTCTATACGCTCATCCATATGACGAAGGGTATGGTTTCGATAAGATTTCCAACTTAAATTATCACCAATATCGAAAACAACTGCTTTGTCTTTTCTATCTGATTTTCTCAGTCCTCTACCTATAGACTGTAGAATACGAACAACCGATTTTGATGGAGATGCAAATATAATTGCATTTATATTCTTAATATTAATACCAGTACTACAAGTTCCGTATGAAGCAACCAGAAGACTATTTGTGTGTTTATCTACAATATTTCGAATCAATTCTCGTTGTTCAATATCAGTTTTACCATAGATCATAAACACATCCTTCTTATTCATTTCATTTAATTGATTAAATAGAGGTATACCGTGTTTTTCTACGTAATTAAATAATACAAGAACATTTCCTTCAAGGCTATTTGCTAGATTACAAATAAAATCATTTCGTTTTTTGTTTAATATAATCCACTCAATTTCACTCTGATAACTACATTTCTTTATTTCTTGATAATCTTTAATATCATAATTAAGTAAAATAGAATTAATAGTCAATGATGATAGTATTTTATCATCCATTAGATTTTTAGTAGTTGTTACTGAAAAACAACGACCAAATAATCCCTCAATCATTAATTTATGAGCCTGAGTATTATCCAAAGTTCCGGTTGTTCCTGTTCTAAATGCAGAAAATTTACATTTTTTCATCATAGAAGTAAGTGATTTTGCTTTATATAAATGTACCTCATCACCAAATACACCATAAAAATTTTTAAAGAATGAATCAGATTCTTTGTAAATACTTTGCCATGTGGATATTACAATTCTACGATTCGCTTCTTTTAATTTTCCTTGAAAAATTGTATGTATTTCTCTCAAAATATTCTTATCACGATTACAATAGTCCGCAAAATCACCAGCCATTTGTGTTACTAGACCAGTTGTTGGAACAATAATTAGATATTTACTGTCTTTATAATGTTGAAGTAAAAATCTTAAAATCAGATATATGATTAATGACTTACCAGAGCCAGTAGGAGACAGCAGGAGACTTCGGTTCTTTGTAATGGCATGTACAACACCGTCTATTTGATGGGCGTGAGGAATTATTTCCTTGCCATTAGAATAAATTTTCTGAGTCAATATCCATTGTCTGACATTTTCCTCTGATATTTTTTCAAGTTCTATTCCAGTTATCTCGTATTTGTACATACGATCCTCACAGAACTTTACAATATAATCTATTAATCCAACGTATATTGTCTGAGATGCAAGATTAAATAATTTAATTGTACCATCCCAGCGTTTCTTTTTATATGCTGGTGTAAATTGATGATTTGGAACTTTAAATGTAAAAAATCCAGACAATTCTTTTGCAATTGCTGGTTCACAGTCGATCTTTAAATATACTTCATCGACTTTGTGAATTTTTAACATTATACACCCTGTGTAAATTTAATCCATTCGATTGATGCACGAATAGACCATATTTTATTGGATATTAATTTAACAACACTTTCTAAGTAATTAACTTTTTCTTTCTGCATTGTTACTTTCAAATCAAGTTGAATTATATCACAATCACTTTCTATAAAACGATCAAGATCCTGTCGTATGATCGCCAATTCAAATGGTTCCCATTGAAGTTCATTGAGTCTTTCTTGACTTATCTTTCCAGAATAATAAAGCCATTTATCTCTTTTGAGAATATTTAAATCGCTTTCATACTTGGCAAGAATTAATTTTTCATCAGAAAGAATACACAAATACTTATTATGTTGTTGTGGAACTATTGAGGCTTCATGATCTAGGCTTGTATTGTCAATTGAAACATCATCCTCAACCATTTTCTTAATGTCACTAAGAGTCATATTATTCTGTTTTATCCTCTAAAATATCAAAATGTGTATAAGTAAACACGGCTGATGCAATCACAACATCAGTATCATTCAATGTAGTATCAAAATCTAATCCAGATAAAAAACTAGGAAATACATTATAAAATTTATATGTTATAATTGGATTATATTGACTATTTAATATGAATAATGTTGCATCAGAAGTCTTATGTATATCCTTAAGTTCTTCCATATTATCGGCATATGGAGAAAGACCTTGCATCCACCTAAAGATTTCTTTATAATTTTTCATATGTTCATCAACAGGAAAGCTTAATTGAAGATCTTCAAATTGAAATCTATTACCTGGCAATTTAATTTCAACAGATGAAGGATTTGCTTGAATTGAAAGACCAATACTCAGAGAAGGTAAATTAACTCTTTGAAGAAAATATGTCATCGTTGGACAACGATTTAATACAAATAAAAATCTATTCTGTAATAAAAAGTTACTATTTTCGGGTATTGCTGGATTTGATGAATAAAAATCACCAGGCAATTTATCTTTTAAACTATCTGGTATGTTTTGTGGATTAAACATACTACTATTTATGTAATGAAAAAGGGTGGCTTTCGCCACCCTTTTCCGTATGAATCTTACAGATTAAGATTATGGTTGTGTATCAAAACCAGAATCAAGACCGTGGAGATTAACTACGCGAGTAAGTCTGTAATAGACGTTACTATTTGCCTCAAGACCATCTGTGGATTGATCGAAAGAATTACGACCCTTGGCGAATGGATTTGCGACCATGCCGTAGCGGGTCTTGAATCCAATCTTGGGTTGGAAGGTATCTTGTCCGACTGCACGTACCATTTGTAGCGGAACGTATGGGCAGTAGAACATACCAGCGTCGTATGGTGATGTACCCTTATAACCAACCATGAAGAAGTCTACGCCAGCAGGTACGAATGGATCAATAAAGACCTTATACTTACCATTGAGAACCCCAGCGAATACGTTACCAGTGTCATCAACATTTAGAGAAGTGTTGAGTGCTGGTGAGAGATTAAGGAATCCACCCATTGCGAGTGCTGATGCGACATCTGCGCTGCAAAGAATGAAGTTACCCTTGCCTCTACGAGTTTCTTTAGCAATTACGTTTGCTTCGCGTTCAATTTGGAACATGAGGCCACGGTAACGCTCTGCTGACCAACGACCGTCTGAGTCGAGTGAGAGGTCATAAGAACCACTATATGAAAGATCTGATTGTTGTGAACCAGACTTAGCAATGGTGTATACTGCACGAAGAATTTCGCGGTTAATTTCATTCAAGATTTCAGTTGAAAGAATATTTGCGAGTTCTGCTTCAGCATCAAGACCGTGAACAGCCTTAAGATCTTGTGCAAGTTCTGTGGTATATTCTGCCTTGAGTGCGCGTGTACGAGCTTGTACTGCAACACGCTCAATGCTGAATGACATTTCCTTAAATGGATTGCCGCTTTCACCAAGATTTTCAGCATTCTGGGTGAGGAAACCACGGAATCTGCTGAATAGATCCGTACGAGTTGGTGATGAAGTCAAGTTACCAGTAGATGTACCAAGACCAAATGGATTGGTATATGTTGAGCCTTCTGATGTATTATTAACACCAGTTGAACCAGATGCACCCGCGAAGGATGCGATTGGTTCATCAAACATTGCCTCAAGACCTGCTTGATTATCATATCTTGAACGGAATGCAAAGATAAGACCAGTTGGAGCAGTCATTGGCTGAACACTTGCAACGTCATAAGCAACGACGTTAGGCATTGCACGACGAACAAGGCTGATAAGAATCGGATCATAACCAGCAAGAGCTGATGTTGAAGCACCACCCTGAGTTACTTGACCAGTTGCAAAATTGCCACCAATTGCATTTACTGGAGCTTCGGTTAGGAAATCTTGTGCATTTTCTCTAAGAGCCTTCTTTTGATTTTCAAGAATGACTGCGGTATTACGTCTACGATGAATGTCAGTGATCTTGTCGAGTTCTGGGTGATCAATGACGGGGGACCACTTCTCAAGAAGTTGGTCATATGGGGTTAAACCATTAAAATCCATTTTACTATCTCCTATTTTCTTTTAATTATTTGGTTGCTTTGAGATGTTTACTGATTGAGTTAACATAAATGTTCATATCATCATTAAACACTGGTTTTGATGATACTACTTCTTCAGTTAATGTTTGTTTATTTTCAACACTATTACCAAAGTATGATTCCTTGATAATTTTTACTTTTTCCTTGAATTGATCCACTGAACCAAATTCAATAGATTCTGTCAAAGATGATAATTTTTCTACTTCTGTATCTGCAAGATCTGATGACATTTCCATAAATGCAGCAGCACATTCATTGACAAGGTTCTTTTCTTGAAGTTCCATGTTTTGTTTCATCAGAGCATTAAGATTTTCTTCAAGTTGACGATTTTCGGCAAACAGTTCATCTACTAGATCAACCTTCTCTTCAGGAATTTGAACATAGCTATTCTCAAATAGTTCTTTCAAACCATGAAGGAAATTTTCAGCGATCTCGGTACGGAAACCTTGCTCGACTTGAAGACGATTTTCATCCATCCATTCATTTATTACATAACCTAAGTAGCCATCTACATGTTCAGTTAAAGATGAAGCAACAGCATTAACCTGTTCTTGAATTACTTCTTCAGAAGCTTGTAGAATCGCTTGTTCGATTATTGAAACTTTTTCATTAAGAGCTGCTTCAAAAATAGTTGCAGCCTTTGCCTTAAATTCGTCTGAAAGTTCTTGACCTTCAAATAAAGCATCAACATAATCAGTAATATCTAATTCAACTGATTCTTTTGTTTCTTCCATTTCATCATCTGATTCTTCTGTGGTGTTCTTGGTTGTCATACCAGCACCTTGAGGTGAAAGAGAAGCCATATTCATTTTTGCTTGAATATCTTTTGCTAATGGTTTAGCAAACATAGGAGTTACGCCATTTGCGGCGAATGTTCCTTTTCCTGTTGCATCTTGTACATCTTGACCTTGATTCATAATTTTCTCCGTAATTAATATTATTTATATATTTTATTATTTACAATACGATATGTAACATTTATGTTGGAAATTTTACATTAGTTAAATATCTTGACATTGGTATTAAATCTCTAGATAAAGGATGTCTAACTAAATAATTTTTTAAATATGGATTGCTACCTGAATCAACCTCAGTATTAACTTTTTGTAAAATGTTTCTTGCATTTAACAGTTTTGTTGCTGCGTGTCTTTGTTCTTCTTTAGATAATTTCGAAACATCCGCACCAGATCCAGCAATTACAGCATTTGCCTCTTCAGCAGCTTTTGCTAATAATTTCGCCTGATGACTACTACTAAATGCTCTTGTTGGATCATACTGAGATGTTGTTTTAAATTCTCCAGATGGTAAATTTTGTAAATTTCCTTGAATATTTCTACCCATTCTTCCTAGTGCCATTCCACCTTTTATGACATCAGCACCAGTTATATTTAAACTTGGTACATTTCCTCTTTTTGATGGAATACCAATACCAGGTGTTAACATTGCCTTAACACCAATTTTTCTTATTGCACCTAATATTGGGTTATGTCCGGCTATTATACCCCTTCTAATAGATCCAAATATTTTATCCATTTTGGTTGGATTTTGCATTCTTTGTAAAATATCGTCAGCTGTTTGTGGACCAGTAATTCTAGATCTTATATTACGTCCAAGCTTCATCAAACCACTATTTTTACCAAAAAATGTTGGCATTGTTCTACCTAAACGAAATGCTCTTATTAATGAAGGTTCAAGTGTTGGTCTTATTTGTGTTGCAGTTTGCATGAAAGGTAAATTTACGTCATATATTCCTTCCATGATATTATTTCTTACTTTACAATAAATAGCATATCTAGCATTTCTGCTAGATATGCTTGATAAATTATTTGAATCTTTATTCATAATTTTCTCAAGAAATTTTCAAACATTTTTATGGCTTTTTTTTCCATATCTTTTTTGCATGGTTTCTTTAATTCTTTTTTCATTTCTGAGAGTTCTTTTTCTTTCAATAAACCATTATCCCAAACCCATTCTTTTCCTTCTAAAATACCATTTACAAATGCATCTGGTGCAGATGGATCAGCGACAATATCAATCGCGCTTAATGTAAAATCTGGTTGAACTTCATTGATTTCATTGACTCTTTTAAGTGTACCCATACCTCTTGATGAAACACCAAGTAAAGCACCTTCATCAATGAGTGATTTCACAATCTTACCCATCGGAGTATCTAAAATTTTTGCTTTTCCCATAAAATTATTTCCATCTTGATTTAATTCTACAATCATATGAGAAACACGATCAAGATTTACCGATGGACCTGATGGGTGATTTAATTCACCGAGAGAACGCTTCTTGAGAACACATTCTTTGACATATCTTCTACATTCATTTTCAAGAATATTGATGCTATATTTTCTTCCATTACGATTCACAGTCTCACCCTGCATCATAATACCTTCAATGTAATAATTTTTACCATTGTCGGTAGCCTCAACAAGAGTCTTTACATTTTCAATTGTTTCTGTGATTAATTTCATGAAATGCCTTATTTTTTATATTTTTTATGTTTCTTTCCACATGATTCACAAGTTTCTTCCTTATCTTCACTTTCTTCTTCGTCTTCGCTATCTTCCTCATCTTCCATATCGTCTTCTTTTTCTTCTTCAGAAAGTAGTTCTTCTGCGATTTCTGCTATTTCTTCTTCAGTCAATTCTTCACCTAATTCAGTTTCAATTTCTTCTACTATTGCTGTTAATTCATTTAAAAAATCTTCATTAACATCTTCGTCATCTTCGTCATCTTCGTCATCTTCGTCATCT